CGAGACGGAACTGCGCCACCGCCGAAGCGATGAACGCGTCCGGACCAATACCGATAACCTGAGCACCCATGTCTGCAGACTCCTCTTAGTTGTTGTCCAGGCGACCCTGGAAGCGGGCACCCGAGCAAGTCATGTTGCCCGCCCACGCGAGGATCTGGACCTCAGCGTCCTGGTTGATCGCGTAACGCTTGTTCGGCGCCAGCGGGACCATGTTGCGCTGAGCGTGCGGACGGTAGTGGATGTACTTCGTATTGAGGAAGAACATCGTACCGGCCGGGCACGCGCCGCCGATGCCGCCGTCCAGAACGACGTCCGCGTCCATGAACTTGAGCGTCGGGAAGCCGAGACCCGCGCTGTCCGCCGAAGCGAACCGCTGGAGGGCCTGAAGGCTCGCGGTGTACAGATTCCACATCGTAGAGTCCGACAGGATCAGGTTCGGGCGATCCGAACCACGCACGCACTGCGCCCAGAGCGAGTTCATCGCGGGGCCGATGGTCGCGGCGGTCAGGGCCGACGTGTTGTTGACCTGATTGCGCCAGAAGGTCCAGGTCGCACGGTCGATGCCGCCGTAGACGCCGGTCGCCGGGTTCAGCGGTACCGCCGCGCCGAGACCGGTGATCTCACGACCGCCCGAGCCGGTGCCGTCGCTGTAGAGCGAGGTCGCGATGATGTTCGCGAGCGTGCTCTCAGCAACCGCGATGCGGCTGTCCAGCAGGTCGATCATCGCCTCCTTGCCGCTGTTCTGGAGCATCTCGAGACCCGAGATGACCACCGGCACCGCCGCCTGACGGATGCCGAACTCCGCGGCGCTGATGACGTCAGCCGCCGCGACCGGAAGGAGGTCGTAACCGCTGTAGAAGCCGCCGTTCGCATTCTCCGCGAAGCTCAGCTCCTGGAGAATGACGTTACCGCCCGAGAACGTCTTGATGTTCCCGCGCTTCTTCATCCACGTCAGGAGCGCGTTGTTCTCCGTGACGTTATCCGCGATCTCGCGCGTACGACTCTGGATGGTCGTGGCGATGATATCGCTCACATTGGGAAAAGCCATTGCAGAAATCTCCTAAGTTAGGGATTGAACACAAAACCGACGCATGAGGCCATCGCCTTGCGAGCATCCGAACTTGGGGACCTCTGCCGTTGGGCTGGGAGTTCCTAGTTCACGGGACGTCACTATACGCGGCACCAAACGGAAACGCAATACCCGCCTACTTGAAGGCAGACGCAATCACATCACGACGATCCTTCGGACCAGCGCGAGTACCATCCCCCGACGGCGCGCCCGCGATGGAGGAAGCTGCCCGACGAGCCTGCTCGGCAGAGGCCCGAGCTGCGGCTGCGGCTTCAGCTTCCTTTCGCTGAGCAATGATCTTCGACACCTGTGGGTGGAGCTGGCACGCGCGATCGTACGCCTCGTCGAGCGTGATCTTGCGGTTGCTCTTAGCAGCGAGCTCCAGAATGTCCGCGAGGTCATCCTGGACTTCTTCAAAGAACTCCTTCTGAGCCAGCGTCTCGACCGCCTGAGACGCCTGCTGCTCTAGAGCTTGCGCCCGCTGCTGCTCCACCGAGCTCAGGCGCTCAGCGACCTGAAACACGGGAGCGAGCTGAGGATGATTGCGCAGGTCCGGCATCTGCTGAACCTGCTGGCGCGGACGCGGGTTCTTCAGGTTGGAGGTCAGTGCGGCGTCGAGGACGCGGAGGTCGACACCGTACTCGCTGATGAGGTCAGCGATGATATCCGCCTTCTGCACCGGCGAGCCCTGAACAAGACCTGCCGCGGTCCGCATCACGCTGTCGATCGCCTCCAGCGGGGTCGTGCCGCGCGTCTGGAGGTAAGGCGTGTACGGCGCGATGGTCTTGTGGAAGTCGTCAGCGAACTTGCGGGCGGGAGCCGCCTGCGAGAGCGCCTTGTCAATATCCCGTTCGCGCCGAATAACCTCGCGCCGAGCCATCTCAGGCAGATCCTTCCACGCCTCCTTAGCCTCCTTCTTCCACGACACCGGCGGCTCGGGAAAGAGACTCTCGGTGGCCGGGGCCTTCGGCTCAGTCTTCGCAGCCGCCGGATCCGCCGCAGTCTTCTTCGGAACGAACTTGCCGTCCGGACCCCGCTCCATCGCGAGGTTCGTCTCCTGATTCGGCTCGGCGCTGTGCTCGACCGGCTTGGTATCAGCGGGGTTCTGCGACGAGGACTCCTGCCCCGAAATTTCCACCGAAGCGGCGGGAGGGGTACCTGCCTCGGTGCTACCTTCGGGGACGGTCGTCGTGGACTCAGGAGCCCCCGCCGCAGAAATCGGTTCTTCAGTCGTCTCGGCCTGCGAAAGCGCAGACTCAAGAGCCTCACGGAGCGTAGACATTACTTTCTTCCTTTCTGGAGTGCGGAGATGAGATGGGGAACGTTCCGACCCTGAGGTCCTTGGGTGAAGTACCGCTCGCGCTCGCGCGCAGCCTTCTCCCACTGACCCTTGAAGTCGTTGACGTTCGTCACGTTATGTCGTTTTTCGTGATCCCGCAATCCTTTGCGTCCGTGTACGACCTTTCCATCGATCGGAGAGACAAAATCCGGAAGGTCCGGCATGATGAGCGTGCCGAACTCCGCATTCTGACTCTCAATCTTCACTAGCTCGTTTTTCTCGGGGTCCCAGCGGTAGCGAGTTCTCATTCGGAGTCACCTGCGGCGGCAGTCTGGGCACGCAGAGATTCACCCACGACGGTGTTCCGAAGCTGCATCATCAACTTCTGGATCTCGAGTGCGTGCTTCTCGCGATCCTGCTTCATCTCAAGCGCCATCCGCTGCATCTCCATCTGATGCTCCTGCGCGGACTGCTGCATCTTGGCCTGAGCCTCCATCTGCGACTTCTGGAGCTCAGCCTGAACCTTCTGCATCTGGGGGTCGGGCTTCTCCCCCGGGGGATTCTTGGTTGCGACGTCGATCGCCTGATCCAGCACGCCCTCGATCTCTTGCGCACCGCGGAAGCCTGCCACACCCCACTTGAGCATGTGGAGGAGGTACGGGGTCGCCTGCGGCGCCGACTCGATCAAGCGGCCAGCGGACTGCATGAACAACGAAACCGCGTTGATGAAATCCGTGCGATCAGCTTTCAGCTGTGCATAGTCTGCAATCGCCAGCGTCTCGGGCTTGATCTGAATCCGCCACTTGGCGAGATTCATGGTCTTGATCAGCTGGATCGCCTGCTCGAGAAGCGGCTGGTTTTTGCCGTCCGGCGTGTTCGCGATGTTGCTCTGGAGTATGATCTGCTCCGGAGGGTAATACTTCGCGATGATGTTGACTTTGATCTTCTGAGCATCGGAGGCAAAACGAGCAAACTCGTCTTGTAGAGCCTGAACCCGGATGGATGCGAATTGAGCCTTCAGCCGATCTTGCGTCGCCGAAGCACCCGCCTGCGCCGCGCCACGTAGAATGTCCGCAAGGCCAGTCACCTCATAAAGTTGTTGAATCTTTGCCGCCTGAACACCCTGTAGGATCTGTAGGACGTTCGCCACCTGCTCAATCGGCAGCCAGTCCACAGCGCCCTTGATGCCGCCCTTTTCAGCGAGTGCAGCCCACGAGTCGACCGGGATCAGTTGGTTCTCCACGCCCTCCTGCAGAAGACGTTGGATACCTTCCTCATTCTTGTCGTAGACACCAACCGCCTTACACGCATCGGTCAACAGCGCGATACGCATCTGGAGGTTGTCGATGTCTTCGTACAGCGACTTCGCGAGCATGTAATCCGCGCGAGGGATGTACTTGCTCGTCGTCACATTCGCCATCATCGGCGGCGGGTCGGGCCAGAAGCCGTCGAGCTCCAGCGGCGGAGGTCCACACTCCAGCGTCTCCTCCATACCCTCGACGAAGTAGCAGACCTGCTTGTTCTCCTTGTCCCAGATCTCCCAGACCTCGGCCTGCATCCAAGGAGTATCACCAACCTGCTTGCTCTTGTCGTCGTCCAGAGGCCCCTTAGACTTCATAGGGACCTTCTTCGCTGCGTCCTCGCCAAAGCGCTCGATGAGCTTCTTCTTGTTCATGAAGGCCCGGAATGCCTTCCAGCGAAGCTCACTGTAGGTGCGCGCGGGCGACCACAGCTGATCCTTCCAGTGCGTGTAGATCGTCTCCGTCCAGGTGTCCGCGACAATCTCGCGCTCGACCGCAGGCGCGAGCTCCTTGCCCGTAATGGGATCAGTGATCGCGGGCTTGGTGGTCTTCTGGATGTCTGCCTGATAGCGTAGACGGCAAGAGCCCATGCCCGGGAGCAGACGGTCTTCGAGACACGAACGCATGACCGTCGCGTAATCTTCACCCTCCTCCTGAATGTCCTGGTTCAGGATGCGGGTAAGCATCAGCGATGCCACGCGAGCCACATCATCATCCGGATCAGCGCTCGTACGGGAAACCTCCACCTTGGGGAGTTTCCCGTAAAGCATCGATTTCAGCGTGACGATGTTGGAGAAAAAGAGGTTGAGGCGAACATCCGGGTTCTCCGGGCTGACTCCCTCCTCGCAGTCCAGAAAGCGGTTGACGATCTTGTCACCATCTTTGTGGAAATTTTCTACGAATTTGCGGGCGGCAGAGAACTCAGCCGTCCACCGGCGAGCTTGCCCCGCCGGATCGTTCGTGAATTCAGTGGGCTTGTCCATTTAGACTCCGAGTCGGTAAGCCGCCGTCGCACGCCAGAGGACGCCCGTAGTCGCCGGGCAGACCACCGTCGTATTTGTACCCGCCGCAGAAGAACGGACCGGGGCACCGAACTGGATCACCTTTTCGGTGAGCGTGCCCTGCGCCGCCGCGTCCGCGCGGAAGTTGTAGGACGGCGTACCCGGCAGGTTCGTGGTCGTGACGATCACCGGAGCCGCAGCGGCCGTCAGCAGCGCGGTCGCGAAGTGCTCGATGCGGATGTGGTCGATGTAGTGGAAGAGACCGGTGGCCGACGGGATCGTCAGCGTGACAGCTGCACCCGCCGCGCCGGTCGCCGTGATACCGAGCGTCATCGGTAGGCGCTCGACCTGGATGATCGCGTCGGAGGTCGTGGCGCGCATCGCAACAACCGCACTGCCCGACGTGTACGCGGAGACGCGAGCACGGACGCGGCGGAAGCCCGCGACGTTCAGGAGTAGCTGCGCGACCGCCGTGATACTCGCCACATACGCCTGCGTAGAGAAGTTCAGCGTCGGGATGGCGAAGTAGTCTGTGCCGTTGACCGTACCCTCAAATACGAGGGTAGCGGAGAAGGTGCCGCGAACATCCACGAAGACGGTCGCATGGCCGTTCAGGTCCATGACGACTTCGGCGTTCAGTGCCGAGAGGTTCTGTGAGGGCGCGCGAGGGTCGGTAACCGTTCCGCCGCCGATTTGGTCTAGCTGACCCGAGTATTCGTTACCCCGTGCATCGGTCAATACAGCCATTTAGCCCACCTGATAGTTGATTTTGTAAGTTCCGCCGATGATGTCCCGCGCGCAGTACACCACGACGTCGAACTGCCCCGTGCCCGGAATCGCGAAGAAACTGGCATCGCAAAATTCCGGATCATTTTCGTCAGTGTTCTGAATGGCGCCCCACCCGACCATGATCTGGCTGGAAGGGGAGACCGCCGCATCTACCACCGTAGCGACCTGACGGCGGAAGCCGTTGTAGGGAACGGTGATGATTGCTTCCTTAATGTCAGCCGAGCCCCCACCCCCGGGAGGCGTCGCCCAGACGCCGTCAGCGCGGAGGAAGCTGGTAGAACCACCCCCAGAGGCCGGAACCACACCCGCCTGAGCTGCGCCGAACGCCAGCACGCTCAGCGTGCGATTCGCGCTCAGATCCCCACCGCCCTGAAGCGGCGAAGTCGTGTTGATCTGGATGCTGGCGTTCGCCTTCGCGTTCAGTGCGCTCTGGAGGTCCGTCTGGGCCGACAGGGTGCCCGTGATGCTGCCCCACGCTGCCGCTCCTCCGCCCGGAGGCGGCGACCAATTGCCATCAGCCCGGAGAAAATTCGTCGTCCCGCCGCCGGAGGCGGGGACCGTGCCGCGAGTTGACGACGTGAAGTCGCTGACGGACAGAGTCCGATCCGCGGTCAGGTCCCCGCCCCCGGAGAGTGGGGCGTTGGTGTTGATTTGACGGCTCGTCGGAACGCCGCCGCCTCCACCGCCGCCCGTAATGCTCGTGTACGTCAGCGGAGACAGCGACGTACACTGGAAGAGATTCGGGTAAGCCGCATTATCGTCAACCCACAGCCGTCCGAGTGCGCCCGGAGGAGGCTCCGGCGACAGGGTGACCAGCAGGTTGTCGATACTACGGAGTGCCACTCTTCCTCAGCTCCACGCGCGGGAACATGAAGCTCCCAGCGCGCTTAGTCACGTAGAAAGTCGTCTTGCAGACCGAGCACACCATCACGAGCTGATCCCCGCCGCGCGTTTCTGGCTTGATGGGATAGCTAGTCTTGCAGGTGGGACACTCAGCTCGGTACATCACATGCCCGCGCCGCGCTGGAACGTGATGCTACCCGCACCGACCGGGAGGATAGCAGCAACTTCGGTCACGTTGCCCGGAATGGAGAAGACCTCAGTCGCGCCGGGGGCCACGAACGTGTCGGTGGCGACGGCAGTCTGTGCGCCGTCGCCCCACCGGACGAAGGCGACGCCGTTTGCGCCGTTGTAGACGCGAATCGTCTGCGCCGCGCCCTGAGCGCCCGGGAGCGCCGCACCCACGGAAGCTACGCCACCGACGACGGAGACGTTATTCCCGAGGGGAGAGAAAGCCATACCCTGCATTACCATCTCCTACGTCGCGAAAGCGACAAAGTGCGATCCCGTTCCTTCCAAAGATCGTCGAGACGGACTTGAGGAGTGCTCGGCAGGACGATCTTTGGCTTCTCTTCTGGGGCGGGGAGCTTAACAGGATTTGCCATGAGGGACAAGTACCTAAAAGCGTCAGAGCCGTGGCTCGCCCAATCGTGTACGGGCGAGTCGATGAAGACCTTTGCCGCCTCGTCCCACTCGCGCCGGTACGCGCGGAGGCAGCCTCTGGATGGACCGCCCGCTTGAGCTTCGTCTTGAACGCCTCGTCGAACTGCTCGATAGCGGACTTTTTCGTCGCCAGCGTCTTCGCCCGAGCGTCGTGCGGGACGTAGAAATGAGAATACAGGTACGGCTTCGTCGCCAGGAGGTCGACGTAGTGATCGATGTCCTGGCCGTGCGACTCCTCGTAGTCGATCAGCGCGATGCCGTCCGGCCGGGGCTGATAAAACCACAGCGCCGTCGAGTCTGAGCGTCCAAGGTCGCTCGCCACCCGGATGCCCGAGTCCTCCGAGTACTCCGCGTCCGCGGTGTAGATCTGCCCGCGCTTCTCAAGCGTGTTGATCAGCTGAGCGTAGTAGGTGCCGGGGACCGCCGCGTTGAAGTCACACTCGTACTCACGCGCGTACTCGTCCTCCGCCATCTCGCCCCGGGCGATCTCAAGGTCCACGGAGGAGAGAATGCCCGACTCCGACGCACGGAGGATGAACCTCCACCAGTTCTGCTTCGTCTTGGCGTCGTCCCAGATCTTGAAAAAGTGATTCTTGCCCTTGGGCGTGCCGATGAAGACCGCCCATCCCTGCCGGTCGGACAGCGCGGGGACGAGAATGGAGCCCCAGACGCCGGGGTGCATGTCCGCGTACTCGTCGAGCACCACACCGTCGAAGTATTGCCCGCGGAAGGAGTCGGGGTTGTCAGCACCGCAGATGGTGATGACTGCCCCGTTATGCTTGAGCCGGACGTACAGCTCCGACTCTGAGACCTTGTCGACGAGACCCTTGGTGTACTCCTTGAGGTACTCCCAGGCGACCTTCTTCGCCTGCTTCAGGATCGGGCCGATGTACGCGTAGTTAGGTCTCTTCTTCGTCGAATACGTCGCCCGCGCGATCAACTCGTTCACGCACGCGACTGTCTTTCCCGCCCGTCGATGGGCCACCATCACCGCAAATCGTGTCGTCCGAGAGTGGAATGGCCGGAAGTGCGGCCTCATCTCGTACGGGATTACAATCTGTGACATCGGTGTATTCACCGTCCAGGGGTGAGCGGGGGATGGCTTGCACGATCTCTACCTTGCCGGTGTGCTCGTGCTCATTCTTCTTCGGCTCGAGCGCAGCCAAAAGTTTGAGGTAGGGGAGAGGATCCTCGTCCATCTCCACCGCGATACGGGGGGTACCGCCGATCAGCTGGAAGGCGTCGAGGAGGGCCTGCCGGAGCTGCTCTTTCGTACCCTCTTTGGGGAGGCGGTTGAGCTTCTTCGCCCACTCCGCTCGCTCCGAGAGGATAATGGGGTACCGCTCGTAGACGGAGAGGGTCTTCTCCTCCGGCGGCTCGCGCGTGGATTCAGGTAGGAAGTCCATGGCGAGTCAGCCTACACGCGCGCAGGCGTGAAAAGCAAGTGGTGCAGCACTCGAAAACTATACAGGTGGGCGCCGAATGTATAGCAACTGAGGATCCGAAACTGGAGATCGAAGATTCTGTGAGGGAAGAAACTGGGGTATTAGAGGATTCAGAGTGGGAATCTCGAAGATTCTGTGAGGGGGTGGGGTGAGTGTTTTTGTTTTGTCAAAGTGAATCACCCCCGGGGGGTCATCGTCGGTCGTCGTCGCCCGCGTCGTCGTTTTGTGGCGTCTTCGCAACAAAGTCGTCGTGCTGCAACGCAAAAGACCGCGCTGCCTTGCGGCAGCGCGGCCCGGTGCGCTAGCGTGCTAGCGTGTTACACCTGCACCGGTAGCAGGTACTTGCGCCGCAGTGCGTAAGCGGCAAAGCCCGGGTCCCCGTTTGCCTTGCACGCGGCCTGTGCCTGCGCGTAGGTAAGCGTGCCACCGTTGGCCTGCGCCACGGCAGCCAGCGCCGCAAACGTGCTATGCGTACCGTTGCTGCCGTACTTGGTACCCTGCCTGCCGGTATACTTGCCGTTAAGCGTGTACAGCGTAGCCGGTGCCGCTACCGGCGCGCCGCCGGTGTTGGCCTTGCTTGCCTTGCCCATGGTGCGTTGCCCTTGTGTTGTGCTACCCCGTTGGCAGCGTGGCTAATGTAGCGCAGCATGCTACCCGGTGCATTGTGGCATATACGTATTTACACGCCACGTGCTTTGGTGTATACGCGCGTGCGCCGCGCGTCGCGCATAAAGTGCTTGCGCGACGCGCGGGTTTGTGCTAGGCCACCTACGTAGTTCAATACTGGTATTCTTTTGCGTATGGCGACTGCCGCCGTTGCGCGACGACATTCGTCATACGTGATGACGATGAATCGACGATTTTCGTCGGGGAGGAAAATCATCGTCTTTGACGACATGATACTGACGAATCGATGACGATGATTTTCCTCCCTGACGAGGCCCAAGTCGTCGTCGACGACGGTGTGATAGTCGGAAATCGATGAAATCTGGCTCGTCGGGACGAGAGACGGAGGTCATGCGGAAGCGAGTCGTCGTGCCAAACCCCATCATTTTACGACCAAAACCGCCGCTTTAACTGATGCTAACCGACTTAACCCATGTTTTAGCACCCTACCAAAAGAGTAATTTCAAAATACGCGTATGTATACACATTATGGGTTAATGGGTTAAGACGGCGTAAGCCCTTGTTTTTAAAGGGCGGACGCCTTTAACCAAAAACCACCGTCCGGCAAACATGGGTTAAGTCTTCACCCGCACGACTTCATACAGTTTTCGTGGGTTCATGTCCGGGTCTCGTCCTGCTTTGTCTAATGCTTGATGTCGTGCTTGCGCTACGCTGTCAGCGACGACAGCGTAGGTTTTAGTTCGTACCACCCTTTTGACAGTCACTGTGTACACTTTCATTTCTGAACTTCCCCCTGCGCGACCATGTCCTCCCAAATGGCCCCCTGCGCGATGATGGCCGCGTAGCACGGTCCTGCACCGACCTCCGTCCATTCCTCGTCCCGGTCTTCCCGCAGCAGCCGCGCCAGGACC